CTTTTCTAGCATGTACGGCATTATTTTTTTCCGTTGGAGTGGTTATACTGCCGTTAAAATATTCTCTCCCAGATTGCCCAGTTTTAACCCACAAAGCGACATCCCTTAAATGGGTTACTCCATCAATTTCAATGGCTATTGTGCCTCTTAAATCTGGATGCTTTTCAGCCTTTTTTTGGTTGTGGTGCAAAATGATTGTGTTTGGTTTTTGAACAAATGAATTTTCCATAAAATTTAATTTTAGATTTTGTTTAGGTTGTTGTAAAAAGTTAGGTTTGAAAATTGTAAATGAGGAAATTTTTTGAATGCAATCTTTAATCGGTAAATAATACACAACGGATTTGTTCATTGGCTTTGTGTATGGTTTGTATTTGTCAATATTCAATAAAAACCAATCCAATAATTCTTTCCGTTTGTAACACAAGAAAACAGAATTAAATTCTTGGGCAATGTAAACTGCCTTTCCAAAAATCCATCCATCATAACCAGCGTTGTTTTTGTATTCAATCGTAAAACAATCTTCAACATAAAATTCTGGATGGTCTGGATTTGTTTTCTGTCCTTTGATTTCGTAACCCACATCGTTTATAAAAATGTCAATGTGGTCTTTTATATCTTGGTCTTGCGTTGGCTCACGAATGCGAATATTCTTCATTTGTGTAACAATTAACTTTTTAAATTCAACTGCTACACGATTACCACGCAACAAGTCCAATTGATATTGGTGGGTAAAATCAGTAAACATTGTCAATTGGTTTGTTCATTGTTAGCAAGATAATACAAATGGTCATTAGTGCATTCAATAGAATGCCCATCTTTTTTTAAGTCTTGTAACAAACGATAACAAGTTCTCCAATTAATTCGCAAACGGATTGCAATGTCTTTAATGGACATTGGAGTTTTTTCAATTAAACAAATGAAATCAATTTTAGCGTTCTTTCGTTTTTGTTCGGATTTATTTAACATAGTGTTATTTTTTAAAGGTTATTGCAATGGATTGTTTAGTGATTTTTGGTGGTACAACTGGAACGATTTCGCCTCCATCTGTATCCGTAATTTGAACTGATGGATTTTTAAAAGCAAGTTTTAAAAGTTCTTCACGCTCTTTGACTTTTGCTTTTAATTCGCAATACATTGGGTCACTTTCATAATTAGGTGTATTAAAACCTTCACGCAGTTTAGCCGTTGCCGTACTAAATTCCAATTCGTTGTTATGACCTCTGGTTACAATTTCTTCAATAACGGCTTGTTCGGTATCGGCTATAATTGTTTCCAAAATTTTCATAATTGCCTTGCAACGCATATGGACATCTATGGCTAAATAATCACCATCCATAACTTGATGAATTATAAAATTAGCCAATTCATCCATTTCCGTTTTTGTCGGAATTTGGTCTTGTGTTATGGATGCAATAGAAGGAATTAATTGAAATGATTGTGTAGTTTTCATTAGTTAGAAATTTTAGATTGTAGGTCAATTAAATTAGTTAAATACGCAATACCTTTTTGATATCGTTCAATGGTAAAGTTAGCAGTATTTGAAAACTGCCTTGCCGTTTCTGGGTCAAGTTGTTGTAACAAAGAATTGTATTGTTCACTTGCTTGGATGAACTCTTGCTTTTGCAAAGCATTTGTTACATCTTCGGCACTTGCAATACTAAAATCTTCAATTGCAATTCCACAAATTGTCAATGCTCTACCAATTGCTGATGTTTCGCAATTTTCCACATACGAGGTCTTATTAATCATTGTGGATTGTTTGGTTTCGTGAGCGTGTCCAGTTGCTACAATGCGACCATCTGTGTTACGAATTACCGCTCTTACACAACAATGTTCTGGTGTAAGGTCTATAAATTCCGTTTCAATAGACCAACCTTTGTATTCTTCATTGTTACGGAAATAGGCAAGTTTGTCGGATACCATTACATAATCTTTGCCTTTGATGTTGATAGTTCTAAATTTAGTTTTCATTGGTTTGTTTTTAATTGTTTAAATGATTAATCGTTTAATTGTTCATCTGCTCCCAAACCAGTAAAAAACCAGCGTGAAAAAAGCAAACTAAAATTGAATACATTTGCTGGTGTTGGTTCAAATGGAATGGTAATTATTAATTCATCCACATCATAACCATTGTTACCATCTGCGTATTCAAAAGGTATTTCGTGTTCGGTAAGGAAATCAGTTAAGCCGTATGTATCGGCAACTAAAATTTTGTAATCAAGCATAATTTAAAATTTATGGGTTAAATGAAATAAAAAAAGGCATTGCTAAATACAATGCCTTACAAGTGGAATTACTCTTTCTTTCATAATTGTGTTATTTAATTAACCAAAACATTCGGAATAATACGCTTGTGCTTCTTCGTCTGGGTCGCTACCATCTGCGTATAAATCATAAGGTGCATATGGAGTGCATTTGTAAATGTGCAACCATTTACCAGTAGATAATTGAAATGGAGGCATTTCAGCAATTGCGTATTTATACAATTTAAATACAATGTTTGGATTCAATGTTGCGGAATCCGTTATGTGCATAATAATTCGGTTACTATTCTTCATTGTCTTGTAGTTTAAAATTATTTAAATCAACACCGAATGCTTTTTTGTAATATTCTTCCACATTAAATCCATCATCACTATATGATTCTTTCAATGAATTTAAAACATCATTAGCCGTTTTGTATCTAAATGCGTAAACATATTCTTTTGGTTCAATGTCATTTTCGTAACAAAAGGCAACAAAATTTCTAATGTCGCTAATGACAAAATAACTCCTACCATCCGACCAAAAGTTAGATGAGTCGCAATCCCATTTAGCCAAGTCGGCACAAGAATGCGGTGTAAAAGATGGGCCACAATCGTATCCATCACAATCAGCACCAACACCAATAACCCAATGCAATGCTAATACATTTCCAAAATTGGGAGATGATGGGTTGTGGTCTATCAAAATGCGACCAATGTAATTATGCGAATTTTTGTTTTTCATTGTTATAAAATTTAGTGGGTTTAAGATTATTTACACAATTTAAGAATGTCTTTGATTTCGGCTTTAATGCGTTTTGCCGTTTCACCTTTCCAGCCTTGTGCATTGGATAAGAAGTAACGCAATACGGATTCAGCAGAATCAAAATAATAACTATCGGTAATCCAATTTAATTGTCGCATTGCCTCCCAATAAGGTTTTGCATATGGTGACATAGTTCCCCAATCCATTTCAATGTCATCAGCAATAAAACGAATTGGTCTGTGGTTTGGAAATTGTTTTGGTGTTAGGTCTTTCATTGTTTTAAATTTAAATTGTGGTTTTGTTTGATGTTGTGTTAGGAAAAATGGATAAATGATATTGCTTGTGGTATTTATGCGTTGTAAAAAATCCATCCGTAAACTCAAATTTTTTAACGGATTTGTAACACATATCACCATTATAAATGGTATGTCCAGTTATTGGACAAACTGAATTGCGTTTTGCAATCCCCTCAATTAACGCAATGCGTTGGTTAAAATATTTGACTATCATTTGTTAAAAATTAATTATTAAGATACATTTTCCAATACGCAATATATTCGTCTTTGGTTTGACAAAGCGGAACAAAATGTAACACATCGTAAAGCGACCGCAAGTAATTAAAAAAATCCAAGCGTTCCATTTCTGGTAATTCGTTAAATATTGTTCTTGCTTGTTTGTGTTGTCCATTTATTTGACTTATAATAATGTATTCAAATAATTTATCCAATGAATTAAATCCATATGATTGGATTAATTCTTCTACGGAAAGATGAGAATAGTTTTTCATAATTAAAAAATTAGGTTTGGTTTGAATGAAATAAAAAGGCAGTACCCATTTCTGGATACTGCCGTAACAAATGATTAATAATTAGGCTTTAAAAATATGTGTCCAATATTGCATTGTGTATTTGTCCGAATGCGAAATTGGTAATGGATTTGCAATCAAATTATAACAATCTTTAACGGCATTTGCAAACGGCTCACAATTGACAGAATACCAAAAGAAATCATATGGTAATTCCATATAATCGGTATTGCGTATTAAATATTTGAGAAATACATTTACCGAATGTCCAGTAACATCAATGTTTGGTTTGTATTCATTAAGCGTATTTTGTAACAATGCCTTAATTTCTGGGTCTTGTTGTTCACTAATTAACGGAATTAACTTGGTTTTCATTGTTTCGTATTTGTCAAGTTCATAACAAATGTCATTTAATGCAATCATAAATTTTGGTTGCACTTTTAAAAGCAAAGATGGATGAGTTGTGGATTCACTATTGAATGTTAAATCATCAATTAAATTTGGTGGGCAATGGTTTTCAATAAAATTGATGACATACAAACATTCTTCAATAGAGTAGCCATTAGATGTAAAAAGGTTTGGAGAAATTTGGTTGGTTTTCATAATGATTAATTTAATTGGGTTTGGTTTTTTGGGTTAGATAAAAAGAAAAGGCAGTACCCAAAATGGATACTGCCGTAACAAATGGTTGATTAATTGCAACAAGGTTGTCCACAATCGCAAAGAATAACTGAATCGTTGTAGCGTTGCAATAACAATCTGTCATTGGGTTTAACAAATGTTGGAATCTTATGAGTTGGTATTGGTTTTCCTAAATCGCCTAATATACAACAAACAGAAATGTACACATCGTATGCAGTCCGTTGGTTAATGTAAATTCCATATTGAGAGAGGCTCTCTCTAATTTTTGTTACATTTAAGTTACGAACTTTCATACCTAAAGCCATCAATCCAACGGCTGATTGTGCAGATACCAACGCTAAATAATACCAAGGCATATCGTGTCCGTTTACGGATGTTGTTTTGTCTTGGTTAATTAAATCAATGTAATAAAGTGAACCATTACATTTTTCGGAAATAATTTGAAGTTTGGTTTTCATAACAAATAATTTAATTGGGTTTGAGTTTGAGTTTGAGTTAAGGTATTAAATAAATTGGGTCAATTGAATAATAAGAATCAGCAAATGATTTGTTGCGTTTCCATAATTTATCATTTAATTTATCCATTTCCAATTTGGCTTGTTCTTTGTATTCATACATAGAAACTTTTTTGGTACGGAAACAAGGTAAAGAACCTTTTCTTTTATCTCGTTTAGCAAAGTAAACATACCAACCAATTATAATACGAGGCATAACAAATTATTTAAAAGGTTAAATTAAGACATTGGAAACTGGGCATCTAAATAAGCAACGGCATCGTGGTAAAAACGAGTTTTAAATGGTTGTCCAGTATCGGCATCCATAACAACATAATGAACATCCGACCCAAGGCAAGAAGAAATCGTAATACCATTGTATAAAAAGATTTCCATACAACCAGTATTGTCATCCATATTGATGTAAACAATTTCAATACAAGGAGTAAGTACTGCGTATGCTTCAAAACATTTTGATAATGAATAAGCATCAGCAGAACTAATAAAATTACCAATTAATCCATTAATTGATAATTGAAAAGATTGTTGTTCCATAACAAATAATTTAGTGGGTTGAATTGAATAAAAAAAATGGGCAGTACCCAAGAACGGATACTGCCCAAGTTAAAAGGTTAAATAAAATACACAAGGGGCAACCATACCAGTACCTACTAATTGCAATGCGGTTGTCTGTAACACATATTGCAAGTTTCGGTTATAGCGAGGAACGCATAGGTCTCATCCTATGACTCGGAAATGCCCATTTCTTAATCCACATTCAAACGCTAACACCAAGTTACATTTATGGTCTGTTAGCATCATCCAGAGGGGACTATTTCCTTAATCTCCGTAACAACGATGTCCGACTGGTAAGCGGTGTGTTGTTACAATTTGAGAGCAACTATCTGGGAAGTTGCAAATACCCATCCAATACTTTTAGACGATTGGCTATCTGTACCCTAATGAGAAGATACCACTCAATTGCTTGTTGCCTCACGGCAATGTTTGTAACAGAATGTGTTATGTAACAATGGTAATGGGGGGGGCGGTTTGTGTGTAACAACCAATTACATAACAAATGATAAAGAACAATGCATATACACTATATGCGTATGTAATAATAATAATTAATTGTCAATTGACAAAGCGTATTGACAAAAGTTATCCACATAAAAAACGCTTAAATAACGCTAAAAACGCACTTTTTTGTGTATATGTACAATAAAATGTACACATTTATAGCAGTCATAAACCCATTAAAAACTTGTGTTATTAAGGGTATTAAGCAACTTATAAGCCAGTTATAAGCCAGTTATAAGTATTGTTATATTGGCTTATAAGATAGTGTAACTATAAAGATAAGATAAGATAAAATAAGATTAGATAAAATAATAATACAGAATACAATTGTAAAAAGTGTGTATATGTTTGCACCATTATGTACATACGAATTGAAACAATAACATTGGTTGTGTCAAAGGCAACTGGAATACCAGTAACATCTATTTTGTCAAAATCAAGGGCAAGAGAGTTATGTTACGCAAGAGCGTTTATTGTCAATATAGCAAGAAAATATGGGCATACTTACAAAGCGTTAGCCAAGGAAATGAATCGTGACCATTCAACATTGGTCAAGAATATGGATTCATTGTCAAATGATTTGATAACAAACCCAGCAATAAAGAACCAGTTAAATCAATGTTATACGGAAATCAAACATTTGGAATCATTAGTCAAATACAATACAAAAGAAATTTTGGTAGCATTGCAAACCGAATAACAATGGATGCAAATCAAATCATATTGGATTTTTATCGTTCTGGGGAACTGAAAAAGATATGCTCAACCATAACTGGTAATAGCCAATTGACAAAAGATTTAGAGCAAGAAGTTGTGTTATACCTTTTGGAAAAGCCAGAAAGCAAAATATTGGATGTTTACAATAAAGGTTATTTTAAATTTTATGTTGTTAAAATGGTATTGACTTTATACAATTGCACAACAACACCATTTAGCAACAAATACAGACACAACAAAAACGATGAATATTTAGACAAAGATTATGATTCAGCAGAAACATTTTACAATGACAATATTGATGTGTTATGGGCATTAGCAGAAAAAGAAATTAATAGTTGGAATAAAAACGGAGGATTTCCATACGAAAAAGAAATGTTAAAATTGTTTATGAAGACAAACAATATGAGAGAAATGAATCGTTTGACAAAAATTCCATATCGTAGCATTTGTTATACAATGGACGAAATCAAAAAGAAACTTAAAACAATGTTTGAACAAAATGGAATTACTGGTTTATCCCTTGATTAGTGCATTAGCATCGTTAGCCATTGCTCATTACAATGTGTTACCAAGATGGATATACAAAACGATATTGATGCAAAACAAGCCGTTTAGTTGCGTTACTTGTTTGTCATTTTGGATTGGTGTAACAATGCCGATTCCGTTATTGGATTTGTCAATGTATTATTTGTTACCAATTATGGGTTTAGCATCTTCGGCAATTGCTATTCAAGTATTAAAAACGGAACAATGACAGATAAAAATTTATTGTTAGCGTTAAAATATCGTTGGGCATATCAGCAATGGTTAGACCAAACATTTATTAGGCTAACACCAGAAATACAAGAAGCATACCAAATTGTGTTAAATGAACTTAATTACGGCAATGTCAATTGGTGGTGCAAAGATTGTTGTATTAATGCAATGCGTTATTTATACGAACAAGTTGATTTAATACTTGCAGAAAAAGGAAATCAAATTAACACAAATGTCAATCCCAGTACCACAACAAAATGAAGGCATTATTGAATTTATTGACAAATGGATTTATGACCAAACATTTGTTATGCAATTTCCAAGTTATGAAACAAGATTAGGAATATTAGAATATGTATATGTTAGACACAAACCACAAGAAGTAACAATAACTCAATTAATAAACTATGATACAAAAAGTACCAATAACACAAGTGAAATTGAATCCTAATAATCCAAGGGTTATTAAAGATGACAAGTTTAAAAAACTTGTAAAGTCAATACAAGATTTACCAGAAATGGGAATGGTAAGACCTATTGTTGTCAATAAAGATATGATTGCACTTGGCGGCAATATGCGATTAAAGGCAATGCAAGAAGTAGGGATGAAAGAAGTTCCGATAACAATAGTTGATTGGGATGAAGATAAACAACGGCAGTTTATTATTAAAGATAACATTGGTTATGGCGAATGGGATTTTGATATGTTAGCAAATGAATGGGATGAATTAGAATTAGATGATTGGGGTTTAACAATAGTTAATAAATCAAATATAGATTTAGATTCATTTTTTGAAGACACGGAAACAAATAAAACAGAAAATGCTAAATTAATATTAGAATACACAACAGATGAAATAGAATTAATAAAAAATGAATTATTAAAATATGCAACAACATATGAAGATGCAGTTAAAAAACTTTTGAAGTTATGAAAATATATTTGGCTGGAAGTGGATGGAATAAAATTTGTTGGGAAAATTTTAATTTTTATGATTTCTATAGATTAGAAAGTTTTGTTTATATTAAAGATGAAGCAAAAAATATTCATAAGTACAAATCGTTTTTGTTAGATAGCGGAGCATTTACTTTTATGAAAAAAAAGAAAGGAAACATAGATTGGGATGAATATATTGTTAGTTATGCAAATTTTATAAATACTTATAAAGTAGAAAATTTTTTTGAATTAGATATTGATAATATTGTTGGAATTAAAGAAGTAGAAAGATTAAGAAATAAATTAGAACAATTAACAAATAAACAAAGCATACCAGTTTGGCATAAAAGTAGAGGTCTTGATTATTGGAAAGAAATGGTTAAAAATTATAAATATGTTGCAATTGGTGGAATTGTAACAAAAGAAATAAAACCAGAACAATATGACATATTTATTCATTTGATTAATATAGCAAATAAAAATAATTGCAAGGTTCACGGATTAGGATTTACAAATCTTAATGGATTAAAAAAATACAAATTTTATTCGGTAGATAGCACCAGTTGGTTAAGCGGTAATAGATTTGGATGTGTTTATTATTTTGATGGACAAACAATAAAAAAACAAATAAAACAAAAAAATCAAAGAGTTAAAACAAAAGAAACGGCAATAAATAATTTTAATGAGTGGAACAAATTTTTAAAATACGCAGATAACAATTTATAAAATAACAAATGAAAAAAGCAATAATATTATTAAGTGGAGGGCAAGATTCAACAACTTGTCTTTATTGGAGCAAAAAACATTTTAAAGAAATATATGCAATTGGATTTGATTACGGACAAATGCACATAAAAGAATTAGAACAAGCAAAAAAAATAGCACAAGATGCAAATGTAGAATATAAAATATTTAATGTTAAAAATTTATTAGCATCAAGCAGTTTAACAAAACATACAAATCATAACGATAAAAGTTATATTAATACGGAATTACCAGCGTCTTTTACAAGCGGAAGAAATATATTGTTTTTATCTATTGCTGGAAGTTATGCAAGTGAATTAGGCATTAATGATATTGTTATGGGAGTATGTCAAACCGATTATTCTGGTTATCCAGATTGCAGAAGAACAAGTATTGATGCAATGCAAAATGTGTTATCACTTGCATATGGAAATGGCGATTTTAGAATACATACACCATTAATGTATTTGACAAAGGCAGAAACTTGGAAAATGGCAAAAGAATTAAATTGTTTAAATGTTATTATAAATGATACATTAACCGATTATAATGGTAGTGATACAAAAAACGAATGGGGAATGGGAACAAATAATAATCCAGCAACAGAATTAAGGATAAAAGGATATTACGAAGCAAAGAAAAATAATTGGATATGATAATAGAAAAGCGATATCATTTTTATGCCGCACATAGAAACAAACAAGCAGATAAAAAATGCGGAAGAATACACGGACACACCTATGAAATAAAATGTTATTTTAAATATAACAACATAAACGAAGGTGGTATAACTTGTTTATTTAGCGACATTGACAAATTAGTAGAACCAATAATAAAAGAGCATTGTCATTATTTGTTGTTATATGAAAAAGACCCATTAGTAGAAATACTTGAATTAGCCAACGAAGAATATAAAGTGCTTCCATTTGAAACATCAGCAGAAAATTTAAGCGTTTGGTTATTTACAAGAATAAAAAACGAAACACAATTGCCCATATTTAAAATAGAATTAGCAGAAACAAAATCATCAAATGTTATTTATGAAACTAAAAATTAGCGAAATTTTTTATTCTTTACAAGGAGAAGGAGCAAGAATAGGAACACCAACAATCTTTATAAGAACAAGTGGATGCAAAACAAAAAACGCTTGTTATCAAATGGGGATTAAGTGCGACACAGAATTTGAAAGCGGAAAAGAAATGTCATTGCAAGAAATTGTTGAATGGATTGATAACAATGCCCAAGGATCCAAACAAATAACTTGGACTGGTGGAGAGCCATTAGACCAATTGACAAATGAAATGACAAAATATTTTAAAGATTTAGGCTATTACCAAGCAATAGAAACATCTGGATTGCATCCAATAATAGATAACATTGATTTTGTTTGTGTATCTCCAAAGGTAGCAGAACACATAATAAAGAAAAATTTTACGCAAGTAAACGAATTAAGATATGTTAGGCATTTTGGACAACAGATACCAGAACCATCAATAAAAGCAGAACATTATTGGATTTCGCCTCACTCCGATGGATATACAATCAATACGCAAAATTTAAAACATTGCATAGAATTGTGCTTACAAAACCCAAAATGGAAATTATCAGTACAAACACACAAATTATGGAACATATTATAACTTGGAAAGAAATATTGTTAAGAGCAAATAATCTTGACAAATCGTTAAAATACTATGGTGTTCCAAGAGGGGGACAACCAATTGCGGCATTATTAAATCCAGTTGATACACCACAAGAGGCAGACATAATAATTGATGATTTAATAGATAGTGGAAGCACAAGGGAATATTACATAACAAAATATAAGAAACCATTTATTGCATTGTTTGACAAACAGACAGAAAAAGAATTACAAAACAAATGGTTAATATTTCCTTGGGAACTAAATGAACAAAGCCCAGAAGAAAACATTAAAAGAGTATTGCAATATATTGGCGAAGACCCAAACAGAGATGGATTAAAAGATACACCAAAAAGATATTTAAAATTCTTAAAGGAATTTTTGAATCCACCTCAATTTAATTTTACAACATTTGATGCCGAGGGAACAGATGAAATGATAATACAACGCAACATTCCGTTTTATTCATTGTGTGAACATCATATTGCACCATTCTTTGGAACTGCTGATGTAGCATACATCCCAAATGGGAAAATAGTTGGATTGTCAAAATTAGCAAGATGCGTTGATTTGTATGCAAACAAATTACAAAACCAAGAAAGAATAACAACACAAATTGCAGAACGATTAATGCAAGAATTAAACCCAAAAGGTGTTGCAGTAAGATTAACGGCTCAACACTTATGTATGTCAATGCGAGGATGCAAAAAACATAACACAGAAACAACCACAACAAAATTGCTTGGATTATTTATGACAGAACATATGGCGAGAAATGAATTTTTGCAAATGGTTAAATAACAAAACACAAAAAGCAAATAACAATATTTGTAGTTATACACCATAATAACACAAACAAAATGCCCAGCAATAATCCCAATGTTATGAAGAACCTTGCTCCAAAATGGGAGAAAGGCAAAAGCGGTAATCCAAAAGGCAGACCACCAAAAATGGAAACAATATTAAAACAATACTTTTTGGATGAACACCAAATGAAATTGACAAAAGGACAAATGCAAGACATAATCAAAAACCTATTGTCAAAAACAAGAGCAGAATTAGTTGAACTTGCTAACAATGACCAATTGCCTTTTTGGATTTCAATGATTGCACAAAAGGCCAACAGAGATTTTAAGAAAGGTTCTGTTCATTTGTTAGATGTGTTATTTGACAGAGTGTACGGCAAACCAAAAGAAGAACAAGAAACAAATGTTGTTATAGAACAACCATTGTTTTCGCCATTAAAACCAAATGGAGAATAAGTTTATTTATACAACTGCAATTGACAAAATCCGAAGAATGACCGCCAGAAAGAAAGTCATTCAAGGAGGAACAAGTGCAAGTAAAACATTTGGAATATTAAGCGTATTGATTGAAAAAGCAACGCAGAATCCTAACACAGAAATATCTGTTGTTAGCGAATCCATACCACATTTACGGAGAGGTTGCATTAAAGATTTTATCAAAATAATGAAATCTACAAATCGTTTTGTAGAATCACGCTGGAACAAAACATTGTTTACATACACATTTTATAACAATAGTTACATTGAATTTTTTTCGGTTGATACGGAAGGCAGATTGCGAGGTGCAAGAAGAAATGTGTTATTTGTTAATGAGGCTAACAACATAACATTTGAAGCATACCAACAATTAGCCATCCGTACATCCGATGAAATTTATTTGGACTACAATCCATCAAGAGAATTTTGGGTACATACGGAAGTGTTACCAGAACCAGATTCCGAATTGTTAATTGTAACATATCTTGACAATGAAGCATTACCACATAACACATTTCTTGAATTAGAAGAACGCAAGAAAAAGGCTAACACAAGTTCGTATTGGGCAAACTGGGTTCGTGTTTACATCTACGGACAAATCGGAATGCTCCAAGGAACAATATTTGATGACTTTGAAATGGTGGATTCAATTGATGTTACCAATTCAAAATTTGTAGCATTTGGCTTGGACTGGGGATTTGCACAAGACCCAACGGCATTGGTTGCTATTTATCGTAACAAAGACGAATTGTACTTACACGAATTGTTATATGATAAGAATTTGACAAACCAAGACATAGCATCCAAATTAAAATATTATAACATTAGTCGGTCTTTTGAGATTGTAGCCGATTCAGCAGAACCCAAATCAATTGAGGAAATACGCAGATTAGGTTATAACATTGTACCAGCAAAAAAAGGAGCAGATTCAATAAGAAATGGAATTGACATTTTGAAAAGGTACAAATTAAAAGTAACAAAAGAAAGTGTCAATTTAATAAAAGAATTTCGCTCATACACTTGGGCAACGGATAGAGATGGTAACACAACTGGTGTGCCTATTGATTCGTTTAACCATTGTTGTGATGCAATACGATATGTAGCATTAAACAAACTTGGTGTTACTAATTCTGGTAAATACACAATTTTAAACACATAACACAATATGAAAATAATCCATTATTACCACATTCTTTGCAACCCAAACACCAACATAACACATTTGCTTGTGTTACAACATATGAACGCAATTTGTAATTATGGGTTGGTTTCTGTATTAGATGAAATTCGTATTGGTCTTGTTGGCTTACCAGAACAACGCAAGATTGTAAAAGAAATGTTGCAACAATCAATGGTAAAAGACAAGATAAAAATTGTTATAGAACGGCAACGAGCAGATGAGCATATAACATTACAACATATGCACAATGCAAGTCAAGAAGAAGAATGTTATTATATCTATGGTCATACCAAAGGAGCATATCATACGCATTTCTCAAATCTTGTTTGGGTTCGGTCAATGATATTCTATAACATTGTTGGATGGGGCAAAATGTTAGAAAAACTTGAAAACACCAAAATTGATTGTGCTGGTTGTTTTTGGCTAACAAAAGAAGAATACCCAGAAATACTAAAATTTGACCCAGATGGAATACCATTTTTTGGTGGTAACTTTTATTGGGCAAAATCAAGTTATGTTAAAACATTGCCTATTGTTCCAAAACAAGACAGATACAAAGCAGAACGATGGATTGGATTAAATGACCCAAAGATTTATTGTATGCAATACGGACATCCAGAACAATTGCAAAACCACATTATAACATTTTAAAAATGATAGAGCAAAACAAAATAACATTTATAGTTCCGTCTTTAAACAGACCAACATTAAATAAAGCAATACAATCATTATTAGACCAAACAAATCCTAATTGGAAATGCATTGTTATTTATGATGGAGTAAAAGGTAACGAATTTGAAGATGAAAGAATAACAACAATAACAATTGATAGAACTGGTAGAATTTCGCAAAATCACGGAGAAAGTGGTTTGGTAAGAAATTATGGTATCAAACAAGTAACAACAGAATGGATTGGATTTTTAGATGACGATGACACATTGCACAAAGATTATGTAGCAAAAACATTAAATAAATACAAAGATTTTGATGTTATAATATTTAGAATGCAAACAGAAAATAAAAGAGTATTTCCAGCATTTCACAATGAAAGCATTGTTCACGGAAATGTTGGAATATCTTTTTGTTATAAAAAAGAATTAGGAGAAATTTTATTTCAAGAAAATAGAGATGGAGAAGATTTAGATTTTATAAATCAATTGTTACAAATAACAAAAAATTATATTGTAACAACGGAAATTTATTATAACATTAGACATTAAAAAAACAAATATGAAACTAACGCAATTGACAATAGAGCAATTTCAGCAAGTTGCTAATATTGAGTTTACGCAAGAACTGGATATTTTAGATAAAAAGATTGGTGTTATATCCGTAGTGGACAAAAAATCATTGGATGAATTATACAAAGAACAACCAATGTATATCCACAAACGATATACCGAAATTATAACACAATGGAACAGATTACCAGCAATAATCTTCAAGACAAGATTTAAGGCTGGTAACAAATGGTACAAGCCAATATTGTACACAGACCAATTAAACGCTGGTCAGTTAATTGACTTGATGTCTTATAACACAAGCAATGAACAAGAACTTGTAAAAAACTTGCATAACA